TCCTAGTTTTTTAGCTAGGGCAACTTGCGTATTACTCAACCTAATCTTTTTAGGCGAAGTACTGCGCGATGCTGGCGCTACAACCGTACTTGCTTTAGGTTTTGAAGTTTTCTGTGGTTCTTCTGCCCTAACTTTTTCAGTTTCAGTGTCTTGATCGTCTTCAAAACTCTCTGGAAACCGACGACGCATTGTTTTATCAATGTTGTCGTAATACTCATCCGAACCGACTATTACGCCGTTTCGTTTTAACTTCTCATGCAATCCAAGAGCCAGAGAGGTCATTTCTTCGTCTTGACCAAACCACTCATTCCTTTGTTGCCAGTCGACAGCTTTATTGTCGGGCCGAGGGATAGACTGCTGTTGAGGGATTTGTACCTCATTTTCTTCCTCTTCGACAGGTTTTTTGTAAATTGGATTGTAATTGTCCAATTTGTCAACTTTGATCTTAGCCATTGTCAACTTCTCTTGGGCTTCTACTAGCTTTTCTGAATCCCCTGCGTCATAAGCGTCACGGTATTCTTTTTTAGCTGCTTCAAGCTCTTGAGTTGCAGAGTGTTTAGCCACCCCAACATATTCTTCTTCACCGCTATGCAGTTTAGATTTAAGTTGGCGGTTCTCTTCGGCTAGCTGTTGGGCTACACGAATAGCTTCTTGGCGTTCTCTATCGGCGGATTCTTTTGCACGACGTTCATCATGCCAAACCTTTTTCATCTTAATAAGCTTGTCTTTAGCTTCAACACTGTACTGATCTAGTTCATCGGCATCAAGCTTTAGCTTTTTGACTTCTTCTTCAGACACCGGCTGGCGGTTACGATCCTTTGGAGGGGTATCGTCTTCGATTTCAATTTCGATATCGGGTACTTTGGCTTCTACTTGAGCTTCTACCGCAGCTTCCGCTTTGGCTTCTTTCTCATCTGGAAACTCAAATTCTACTTGTTCCATATGCTACTCCTTAAATGAATTTACGTGAGATGCCACGAGGATCTTGAACTACAGCCTCTACGGAGTCATCATTGATAATTCTGAATTCACGACCATGAATAACTAATCGTGTACCAGCGTTAGGACGAGTCAAAATAAAATCACCTTGTTTGCACCATGGTCCAGTAGGGAACCGAGTTGCATCCTTAAAACAATCAGGACCCATAGCAACCACAAAAAGCACGGTTGTTAAAAGTTCATCATGTCGGAGAGTTTCATCAGACTTAAGAATGCCGCTGTCGTATTCCTTTTCTGCTTCTGGAATTGCACATAACATTCTGTACCCCGTTGGTTCTGGGAGTTGCTTTGCTTTGTCTTCTGCTGCTTTGTGCATAATTGCACTTAAATCTACTGCTTGTGATAAATCTATAGAGCTATTCATCGTCAGAATGTTCCAAGTTTTTACGTAGGTCTAATATATTAAGACGTGCAGTTAGCAGACCTTGTATCTCACCACACATCCTTTGGTACTCGGCATAATCGTTTGCTACACCTTTACCTAGAGACTCCTGTAGAATCTCCACCTTCTCATCTATTTGTCGTAATAGATGATTCAGTCCTTTTTCTAGCATCATTCACCTTTCGTTGGTTTCGCTGCCATTTCTCTTGCAAGGTCCATACCCATTCTTACGCCTTCCATCTCTTGTTCAGCAGTACGATTTTTATCATCGGTCTGAACTTTAATAGAGGCATTAAGTCCGGCAATACGTTCTTGCGAAGTAATACGATCTCGCTCAATCTGGAGTCGATCAGCTCTTTCCGCTGATTCCGCCATGAGCTTTTTCTCTTTCAGTTCAAGGTCTTTAGCTTGTAACTGTAACTCTTGTTGTTGCATTTGAATTACTGGGTCTTGCTGCGCCTGTTGTGCTTGCTGCGCTGCAATCTCAGTTTTATTGCGTTGTAACAACTTCATTGAAGCATCAGCCGCCAAACGAGAAAGTTGTAGTTCAACTTCTGGTGGCAACTTAGCGTCTTCTTCCTCACTATAAGGAATCGGTGCGCCAATCATTTCTTCAATCTGTTGACGATATGCGTAACCTAGGTGCTCGTTGATGTGAGCCAACATCGCTGCCTGTAACTGCGGAGCTGCTGGGTTCATCTGTAGGATTTGAGCAATCTTAGGATCTTGCATAGCACTCATGTGCACTTTAATATGCGCTTCATGGTCTTGGTAGATAAACGCTTTGAGTGGTTTACCTCTTAGGACATTCATGTTCTCCGTAACTGGATCAGTGGGCTTCTGGTCATCTTCCATCGGCACGAGCTTTGCCGCATTCTTAATCCCCAGTACGTCGAGCATCTGCCGGTGTAAGAGTGGGAGGTTATAAAGCTGGGGTGCTCCCTGGGCCAACTGAAGTACCGCTTGGTACTGGACAATCTTTTGCGCCATCGTCGCCGCATTGGGATCCGACACTGGAATAACTTCGCAATTATCGTAATCAGATCTCTTTGCTTTAGGCGACCCTTCGACCGGTTCATAACTGTAATCCTCTGGTGTGTACTCAGCAATGATTTTCTTTAAGAGTTTGAACTCTTGTTTCATTGAATAGTGAATGCGAGCTTGAATAGCTGACATCACTTTCAGTGTGCGCTCCAAAATCGCCAAGGTTGTTCCAACAGGAGCGTTAGCGCTCATATCAGATACTTTCATATCACTTGCGGACGCAAATGCACGACCTTCAGCAATAATCTTATCTAGCAATCCTGCCAGAACCATTGAAGGCTCTTTGTACGGCAGAGTCATTACGTTGTCTTTCATAGTTCCGCTTGGTACATCTACATCACGGAACTCACCTGGTGCTATCGGGGTGTCGTCGCCTTTAACACGCAATCCACGGGTCTTAAAGCCACCTGGCAAGTTTGAAAGCGACCCAGCGTCAACGAGCTGGCGGAGAATGGAAGTGCCTGATTTAGCAAATGCACCGATGAGATGAATAAGACCAAAGCAATAGAACCCAAAACCGGGTATATAACCATAGTGAACAAAGTGCTGGCGCTTTTGATGAGTTTCATCGTCAGGCTCCCAATTTCGTCTAACTGAAAGAACGGTCATACTACCTTTTTCGATAGTCACTACGTATGGCAGTGCAACGCCTGTAGGTTCCCCGTCCTCATCCTTATGCTCGTAACCAGGTAAGTCTAAGTTGACGTGCATTTCAAGAACTTTAAAGCGGTCATCTGTAGTCGCTCTAAAGCCGAGCTTCTCGGCAATTTTCTTTTCTACTTCATCTAGTACGTTGTCTGGTGTACCTAAATCTACATCACGGTAAAAGCCCGCTACTTGTAGACGACGAAGCTCGTTCTCAGTCTTACGCATCATGTGGGTTACACGTTCTGCGGTTTCTAGACTGGATGCGCCGTATGGTACCACAATATCTTCTGCCGGCACGAACATCGCTACTTGACGATCTAACGCTGGGTCAATGTAAACTTTTTTGAACGCATTACCAGCAAGACCCAAGCCCCACAACATGCGCTCGTGCTCAGGACGATACTCTTGCATTCTGTCTGTGAGTTGGTAGTTCATATCATCTTGAACACGCTCAGCTGCATCTTTTTTCTCTGGTGTTTCTTTACCAATAATCTGTGTCTTAACAGGACCAGCAGCAGGGAATGTTGCCATCATTGTTTCTGACTGAAACTTAACAAGGGCCTCACTTAAAATCGGGTGATATACACCACAAGCGCCAGGCCATGGCTCAATGCGCTCTTCAATCTTCATTCCAAGAAGTTCTAAGCCATCAACGTATGTTTGAATCCAATCTTTACGTGAGGCAATATCCGCATCAAAGTCACCAAGTAAGTCTCCGACCATTTGCGCAAGGTCGCCTTCATTCATATACTCAGCTAAGTTTGCATCAAAATCTTCATCGGAAGGTTCTTTGTCTTCTTTTTCTAGGTTTATTTCTAAACCATCCATACCAATGGTTACTGACTCGGGATCTTCAATTTCAATCTCAATATCTGGCTCTGCTGCTGCAAGAGCTTCTAATCCCTCAGGGGCTTGATACAAACCTTTTTCCATTGCCATAATCTATCCTTTTTATACTACTTCTATTTGAGACCGTTGAACTGCGCTAGATACCCGAATAAACGCAGTTTCATTAAATCCATTTATATCCCAGTACACCGATTTAGTAGTAATTTTTTCCCCGTATACCTTAGCTACGCTGTAATCATTAAACATTACAAGCCAAGAAAACGTTGTATCCCCAACAATCGGCTCTCCAAAAACATGTATTAGGTCATCATATTTACATTTGATCGTACCTTGCAAAGTAGTACCTTCTACATCAATCCCATTAGGATCAGTGTTGTTTGTAGCAAATATACCGTTTGGATCAATGTCCATATTATTTCCTAAACGTTGTAATAGCCTCGGTTCCTACGAGACCTAAATTCTAAAACTTCATCTTCTTCGTCTGAAGCCAAGCGAATAAACCCGCCTTTTCTGTATCTCAACAGGGCTTGAGACATACTATCCACTAAGTCATCATGCTCGCCCGAAGGAAAGCTAGCTACTTCTTCTACAAGTTCTTCCGCCCAGTGAGTGTTAGGTACCCAGACGTGTCCACTTGCAAATATATCAGCAACAGCATTAAGTCGCGCTATTTTATCATTTCCTCTGCTAGGAGTATACTCTTGGACCGGTATTCCCATAGCCCTTAGCTCAAAAACTAACGGAGCGCCCGAAGCTTTAGCTTCCACAATGAGTGCGTCTGGTTCCCATTCTTTATATTCTTGAAACGCTCGCTGTTTTAACTCAGGAAACTCCATCCGTTGTTTGAAACAGTTCAGAAGTATGATATTTGCCTGTGAACGACCCGTATCGTCGTCTTTATAAAACACTCCCCAGGTAGTACACGCCGAGTAATCGCTGCGTTCTGTCTTTAAAAACGCTGTATCCCAACTTTGAATCAAAAATTCACAGTACGGAGGCTCTTCATGCTCCCAAACCTTCCACCATTCACGTTTTATGATGGCATTTACGTCCGAT